CTTCAATACTCCGCCAGCTGGTTGATGCAGGGTCACTTGCAAATCTGCCAGGCGGCTTTAAGACCCGTGGGTTGCGAGTCAAAGGCGATGACACACCGATAGCCCCAGGCGAATTCCGAGATGTAGATGTACCAAGTGGCGCGATGAAAGACAACATCATGCCATTGCCATACAAAGAACCAAGCCAAACCTTGATTACTTTGTTAAATCAAATTATTGAAGATGGCAGAAGATTTGCTTCTGCAGGAGATTTGAAAGTAGCAGATATGTCTGCAAACTCTCCAGTCGGCACAACTTTGGCAATTTTGGAACGTACTTTAAAAGTTATGTCGGCTATTCAAGCGCGTATCCATTATTCAATGAAGCAAGAATTTAGGCTTCTAAAAGAAATTATTCAAAATAATTGTCCAGAAAATTATCCATACGAACCTACAGAAGGCAGTCGTAAGGCTAAAAAGAGCGACTATGGGATGGTGACGATTGTTCCTGTCTCAGACCCTAATGCAGCAACAATGTCTCAAAAGGTCGTTCAGTATCAGGCTGTTTTACAACTTTCTCAAACTGCGCCTCAACTGTATAACCTACCATTTTTACATCGTCAAATGCTGGCAGTTATTGGGATTAAGAACGCATCTAAGTTAGTTCCTATGCCAGAAGATGAAAAACCTTGCGATCCAGTAACAGAGAACATGAACGTCCTAAAGTCAAAGCCTTTAAAAGCGTTTATGTACCAAGATCACGAAGCCCATATCAAAGTTCATATGGCTGCGATGCAAGATCCTAAGATCAAACAGGTTATTGGTCAAAATCCACAGGCTCCAATGATGATGCAAGCTATGCAAGCCCACATTACAGAGCACGTTGGCATGGAATATAGACGGCAGATGCAACAACAAATGGGTATTGAAATTCCATATTCAGAAGATGGTGAAGAGAATATGTCTCCAGAAATGGAAATGCAAATTGCTCGTATGGCTGTTCCTGTTGCCCAGCAGTTGCTTAACCAGAACCAGACCGCGATGGCTGCTCAACAGGCCCAACAAGCTCAAAATGATCCTATTGTCCAAATGCAGATGCAAGAACTCAAGCTCAAACAGCAAGAAGTTCAGCTTAAACAGCAAAAAATGGTCATGGATGCATCGGCTAAAGCAGACCAAATCGAGATCGAAAAAGCCAGAATCATGGCCCAAAAAGAAATTGCTGGTATGCAAGTTGGTGCTAAGACTGCCAAAGATAAGGCAGACCTTGAGGCTAAACAACGCTTAGAAGGCTTACGAATTGGCGCGCAAACTGGTCAAGCTAAAGCGCAAATGAATACGGAAAAAATCCGTATGGGAGTTGATTTACTCAAACATAACTCAACCCAACAAAAAAAGGGAAATAAATGAACGACAAAATACTAGACCTTCTCCTCAAACAGGCAGAAGGTAAGGTTAGGGACTTGGAAGAGGCCCTCGGTACAGGCGTAGCCAAAGACTACGCTGAATACCAAAGGATGTGCGGAGAGATTACAGGTCTGCTCACCGCCCGTCTTAATATATTAGACTTGCGTAAAAACTTGGAGAACTCAGATGAGTGAACTGATATTGGGATCAAACCCCGATGACGTTACCGCAACAACAGTATTACCAGAAACACCCGAAGAAAAAGCAAACCAACTACCAGAACCTTCTGGATATCGCATTTTGTGCGCTATTCCAGACGCTGAAAAAGAACACGCTGGCGGTATTCTTAAAGCGGATGACACTATGCGTATGGAAGAAGTCCTTTCTACCGTATTTTTTGTTGTCAAAATGGGTCCTGATTGCTACCAAGACAAGGCCAGGTTCCCAAATGGACCGTGGTGCAAAGTCGGTGATTTCATTTTAGCCCGTCCAAATACGGGAACTAGATTAAAAATCCACGGTAGGGAATTCCGAATAATCAATGATGATTCTGTTGAGGGTATTGTTCAAGACCCCCGCGGAATTACTCGCGTTTAAAGGAGATAGTGATGGCTATTGCACAAAACGAATTTAAATTTCCTGATGAAATTGACAATGAACCAACGCAAGAGTTTGAAATTGAGATTGAAGAGGATGTTCCAGAGGAAGATCGCGTCAATTCAAAACCTATGCCACGGGAAATTGCTGATGAAGTCGAAAATGATGACCTAGAATCCTACTCACAAGAGGCAAAAGAGCGTTTAATTCAAATGAAAAAGCTCATGCACGATGAGCGTAGGGCTAAAGATCAGGCTTTAAGGGAACATAGCGAAGCAATTCGCGTTGCCAACCTTATTATTGAAGAAAACAGGCAACTCAAAGGGCGTTTGTCCGATGGGGAGAAGGTTTACGTCAGTACTGCCAAAGAAGGCATTACTCGCGAGCTAGAAATGGCAAAGCGGGAAATGAAAGAAGCCTATGAGTCTGGAGATTCTGATCGATTAGCAGAAGCTCAAGATAAATTGACAGATGTAAAGTTAAAAGCTCGTGATATTGAACGCTACACACCACAATATGATGAAAAGACTTTACAACGGCAAGAAAATGAAGTAAAAATACAGCAACAGCAACCCGAACCCCAACGCCTGGACTCAAAAACCCAAGCGTGGCTTGACAAAAACAAGTGGTACGGTGTTGATGAAGATATGAGTTTTCTTGCTCAAGGTATACATAGACGTCTAGAGAAAGAAGGAGTCCCATTAGGCTCCGATCATTACTGGAACGTAGTAGACACCGAGATCAAGAGACGCTTCCCAGAGAAATTTGAGGAAGAGCCAGGAACTAAACAGCCTGAGAAATCTGAAAAGAAATCAAGCACGGTTGTAGCATCGGCAACAAGATCAACATCCCCAAAAAAGATTAGACTTACGCCTACACAAATGGCTCTGGCTAAGAAATTTAACCTTTCTCCAGAGCAATATGCTATGGAATTAACTAAATTGGAGTCCCAAAATGGCTGAAAATAGAGTTCCCCGTGAAGTAAGCAATCGTCAACAAGCAGAACGTCCCAAAGCATGGAGACCGCCTGAGTTGTTGCCAGAACCTGATAAACAGGCTGGTTTTGCTTATCGTTGGATTCGTGTTTCTATGTTGAATCAAGCTGATCCCCGCAATTTATCTGCCAAACTCAGAGAGGGTTGGGAGCCAGTAAGAATCGAAGAGCAACCGAAATTTAAAATGCTAGTTGATCCCGATGGACGTTTTAAAGACAACATCGAGATTGGCGGGTTATTACTTTGCAAGACTCCAGAAGAGTTCGTGCAACAGCAGCAGGATTACTATGCTGATATGACACGGAAACAGACGGAAGCTGTAGATAATAATTTGATGCGCCAAAGCGACCCGCGGATGCCGATCTTTAATGAACGGAAATCTACGACAAGTTTTGGCAGAGGTAATCAATCTTAATAAGGAGTTTTAAATGGCATATCCTACCGTTTCTGCCCCATACGGTCTTAAGCCTATAAACCTTATTGGTGGTCAAGTTTTTGCTGGATCGACACGCAACATTCCGATTCAGTACAACTTCGGCACTAATATTTTTTATGGTGATGTTGTAGGTATTTCCCGTGGCTTTATTACTCGTTCCATTGTAACTACTGGTGCTACCGCCATTACTGGCGCAGCTCAAGGTGGTACTGTTGGCGTGTTTTTAGGCTGTTCTTTCACAAGCCCTGTTACCAAGCAAAAGACTTTCAGCCAATACTGGCCTGCAAATACTTTAGCTGGTGATGCTGTTGCTATTGTTTGTGACGATCCTGATACATTGTTTAAAGTTGCTGCTGTTACAGCTGCTGCTGGTACAACTATCGGTTCTGTTGCTTCTGCAATGGTTGGCTTGAACGTAACTGGTTCTAACTTAGCTGGTTCTACAAATACTGGTAACTCTAGCAATGCTATCGTTCCATCAGTAGCTGTTGAAAACACAGGTTCATTGCCTTTGCGTATCGTTGCCGTAGTTCCTGATACAGCGATTAGTACAACTGCTACTTACACAAGTGGTACGACTACATTAACTGTTTCTGCATTACCTTCAGCTTTGGTTGTTGGTACAGAAGTTGGTTATATCGCATCAAACGGTCAATATGTTGGTACAGGTTCATGGGTTGGTACTGCTGCTGCTGCTGGCGCAACTACCGTTATTCTTAACGTAGCTCAAGCTACAGTTAATAGCCCAACTGGAACTGCATCTACAAATATGACTATTCCTGCATCTAGCACCTTGGTGTTTACTCAATATCCCGAAGCTGTTGTTAAATTCAACTTTGGTATCCATGAGTATTACAACACTACAGGTCAGGTATCGACACTTTAATCTAAGGAGCTTTTAAATGGCTATTTCACGCGCACAACTACTGAAAGAGTTGCTCCCTGGACTGAATGCATTGTTCGGACTTGAGTATGCTCGATATGGTGAAGAACACAAAGAAGTCTACGAAACAGAGACTTCAGAGCGTTCTTTTGAAGAAGAAACAAAACTGTCAGGTTTCTCTGCAGCACCTGTTAAAAACGAAGGCTCTGCCATCGCTTATGACAATGCTCAAGAAGCATGGACAGCTCGCTACAACCACGAAACTATCGCCCTTGGCTTTAGCTTGACTGAAGAGGCAATCGAAGACAACCTCTACGATTCACTTTCAGCTCGCTACACCAAAGGTCTAGCTCGTGCTATGGCTTACACCAAGCAAGTAAAAGCTGCTGCTGTATTGAATAACGCTTTCAACTCTGCCTATACTGGCGGTGATGGCGTATCACTACTCAACGCTTCACATCCATTGGTTAATGGTGGTACTAACAGCAATGCTCCATCTACAGCTGCTGACTTGAACGAAACTGCATTGGAAAATGCTGTTATTCAAATCGCTGGTTGGACAGATGAACGTGGTTTGTTAATCGCTGCTAAACCTCGTAAATTGGTTGTTCCACCAGCTCTACAGTTTGTTGCAACTCGTTTGCTCGAAACTGAATTGCGCGTTGGCACAAACAACAACGATATCAATGCAATCAAAAACAACGGTGCAGTTCCAGAAGGTTACACAATTAACCATTTCTTGACCGCTACCAATGCTTGGTTCTTGACAACTGATGTGCCTAACGGCTTGAAGCACTTTGTACGCACACCACTCCAGAATTCTATGGACGGTGACTTCGATACTGGTAACGTCCGTTACAAGTCTCGTGAGCGTTACAGCTTTGGCTGGTCCGATCCACTAGGACTCTACGGCTCGTATTAATCAAACCACAAGTTTGGAACCCCACTCTAAAAAAGTGGGGTTTTTTTGTTTATAATGGGTACATGAAATCTTTTGCAATTGCTTGCATATCAACCAAAGAT